GGATGTAATGAAAGAACTAAACAATTTAAGTATTTACAAGTCTGAATATGAGGAATATTTTCCCATCTTAGATACTCTTCGTGATAGTGGCGAAATCAATATGTTTGGAGCGCCACGATGGTTACGAGATAATTTTGATTTAACAAGAGAAGAGGCATCTAATATTTTCACTGCATGGACAAAGACACACTAATCATGCCAATCATATATCTTCGAGGCCGTATCGGTCAAAAGCCTAGAGTTGTTCAATATATTAGGAATCTAACTGAAGAATTAGGTATCCATAGAATGTATTCAAAGGAAATTTTTATTAGATTTAAAACCAATTTAGATGGAAGTTCAGAAGGATTGTGCTGGGGAGATAAGAAAGATGGTTATGTAGAGATTGAAATAGCACGTAGGTTGAGCAATAGAAGTCTTCCTATGTATAGAGTAATGCAGACTCTGGCACACGAAATGGTACACGCTAAACAGTACTTACGAGGGGAGTTAGATGGATATACTAACTCATGGAAAGGAAGAAAACCTCGCAACTATAAGTATGAAAATGCACCATGGGAAAAAGAAGCATATAAATTAGAGGCAGAGTTATATAAAAAATGTTGGCCAAAGTAGGGAATTGTTACAATTGTGTTACATTTATGTTACATTTATGTAAAATCTTTCATTTTTTTAAAAAAACCTCTTTACAGCGTCTTAATTTTGTACTATAATATACAAGTAAATTAAGAAAAAGGAGTTAAACAATGTCAAATATTCACAACGAGATCATCTTAGAAAATCTAATGGATGAAGTCAACGAAATGTCAGATATGGCAATAGTCAATGAGCTAAACATAGTACCGATCGCAGACTCATGGGACGAGTTTTTTGCTTTCACAGATATGGAAGTTCTTAAAGAAAGATTAGTCAACCAAAAATTCGAAGCTCTAGGAGATATAATATGATGCAAGTAAGTAAGATGTCACCCTTTACTGGTAACATTAATACCATGACGTTGGACATTTCCCCTAACCAAATGGCGGAGTTTAGTGATCCACGTAGAACTCGATTGGTGCAGGATATTTTTCCTAACCTATCACAAGACGAGCGAGAATTTATTATGTCGGGAACCACTCCCGATGATTGGAAACAGATGTTTGGAGAAGATGAATGAAGATTGTAATTAATACACAGTATAAAGAAAACTATGGTGCCCATGATTGGGATGGCCAGGGCGAATGTCCTCAGTATTGGAAATTCAAGGGTGGTTCTACCTATGTGGTAGAAAATGTCCTAAGGCCTATTACTAAAGGCCCACAAGATGGCTGGGACTATTTCTTTAAACACTTCTCCAATGTTGCTGAGGCAATTGAAATGTCTGATGATGCTCAGCAAGAGTATATTTTAGATGTTCAACTCTATGCCGATGATGCTGAGTTGGATATAGAACAGTGGAGTATTCCATACTATATTAATGTTATGTCAGATGGTTCTATTCAGTGTGAAAAGACAACTGATAATGGTGAGTTCGGATGGATGAGGGAAGAAATCTTATCTAAGAGTGAACAGTGGACAATGCTTCCTGGACAAGAAAGGGATAACTATAAAGTAACTTTCTTTATGGAAGACGGCACACAATGTGTCGGCAGTGATGAATTGGAGGAGTATTTTGAAAAGCAAGAACAAGCCGCTTGATTGGTATATCAAGTGGGTCGCATCTATATTTGTGCTAGTGGCGATGTCATTTAGAGGAATCCCAGAGTTTCAAGTTGTAGATTTATCACTTTCTATTATTGGTATTGCATTATGGTTATGGGTATCAATTATATGGGAAGATCGTGCACTTATATTATTAAATGGGGTGGGGCTAATTCTACTTACAAAAAATATGGCACAGTACATGGCAGACAATGATCTGCTGATTCAGATTATAGGTTTTTTAACATAAATGAAAAAAAGTTAAAAAAACACTTTACATACAATAAATTGCGTGATATAATAACTATATTAATTATGGAGAAAAGTAATGGATAGATTGGAAATGATTAAGAAAGCCGCTGAAGCCCGTAAAATGGCAAAGACTATTAAGACCATTGATGAACGTAAGGCTCAAATTAAACGTCTAACTAAAAGTGTGAAGAAGGCCGCACATCAAGCGCCTCGTAGTTTAGATTGCTTCGCAGAAGATAATATGTATTACTCGGATCAAGATACCCGAGATTTTCTTGCTGGTAGTAGTTACATGGATTCCTATAATTCCATGAAGAACGATTGGGATTATTAATGAAGAAATCATACGAACAGCAAATGGCCTGGTTAAGTCTGGCCGAAAGTCGTGCACAGAATCCAGAGTTTAAAGAACTTTGGATACAAAAACAAAAAGAATTAGAAAAGAAGCATATTAAAGAAACAGTAATGGAGATTTTGGCATAATGGCAATGACAAATTTTTATCAAGGAAGTTTACGTTATGATATACATGGTCGCAAACGTAAAACAAATGCATTTAAAAAGGCACCTAAACTGAAGACCAAATTTAAACCGTATGTAATGGAAGAATCCCTTGCCGCAAAAAAATCGCGAGAACATAGGGAAATGTATCCGTCAGCCCCAATGGGTAATACATATAGACCAGAAAAAGATGAAAGTTGGAAGACTGAAGTATCTAAAAATTTCACAGTGGCACCAGCATATAATAAAGGTGCCTATCAAGTAATACCACGAAAGGACGTGGAACACATAGGAAAATAATATGGATATATTAAATATTTTTATAAGTATAGTATTCGTTTCAGGCGCTTTTATTTTCTGCTATATGAGTTTTCACTTAGTAGAAGAGAAAAAGCAAAAGAAAAGAATCCCATTGCCATGGGAGTCAGGTGGATATTTTGATAAATCAAAAGTAAAAACTACAGATGGAGATAACACATAATGGCGAAAACAAATTATGTAACAATATCTGAGTACATCGGTTCGGATGAATATTCTCACCGAAGTGCTGAGGTATTACGAACAGTTGGTCTTGATGACAACTATTGGGGTATCCGTATGAGATCGCACGGCGAATCTCTAATGATTGAGTGGTATCCCTCTCACTCAGAGTCTTGGGCAGAATCAGCTGCCGAGAATTATGTAATGGGACTCAAAAATTATATTGATGACCGAGATTAATTGGTCACGGGGCCGGGGACATACTCCTTTTAATTTACAACCTTTTGTCTCTGGCCCCTTTACTTTATCTGAAAAGTGTAGTATAATATAATTATTAATTGGAGTAAATTATGGTAAGCAAAAAATTAGAAGCAACGAGAAAGAAAGGTAGAAGAAATCGAGTTACTATCGAAGATACCTATGTAGGTAAAGAGCCTTTATTTGAGCCAGGTGAAACAGCGCCTGGAGTAGAAGATCGTGACCTTATGTGGACTAAAGGTGCCAACTGGTATAACTATTACTACAAGGCAAAAGATTATGTGCCTTATGTGATAGACTTTATTGAAGAGGTATGTGGTTATACAAAGAAACAAGCCAATACTGTTAAGAAACTAAGGGATTGGGAAATTGCAAGTCATCTAGGTAAAGTATCCCGTTTATATTATCGTGGTTATGAATATACACAAGAAGAGATTGAAAGATTTAAGGGTTACGCAAAAGAAAAAGTAGATGCCGCAAAACTGATTGTTGCCGAACAGAAAGAAAAGAAAAAGAATGCCCCACCAGTTATTTCCGTGGCAGAAAGAACACGTAGAAAGATGATGGATACCATCTATACTGCCTGGGACGATACCATTGTAGAGGGCTGGTTTGATAAGAACTATAAAAACTCTATTGATGTATTTGCCTTATTCAAAGAGAATAACTTAAAGGGTAATGCTATAGCGCCATTTAAGAAAATCATTGATGGGTATTATGAAGAGATCAAAGCGGCTGTAGACAAAACATGTGAGCAGTGTGTAGAGAGCTACTCGCATGTTACTACTGCCAATAAAAAGAAAATGTTGAAACAGATGGATACTATCTATGCTGACTTGGATAAATTACAACTATCATTCAAGGCAACTAGAACTCCAAGGGCAAGAAAACCAAAAGCCACAGACCAACAAGTTAAGAATTTAAAATTTAAGGTAGAGGATATGGATTATAAATTAACATCTATTAATCCTATTACTATACCAGGGGCGTCTACACTCTTTGTATTCAACGCAAAGAACAGAACCCTATATCAGTATGTAACCACTGCAACGAAAGGGTTTGAAGTGGGCGGTACCACAATTAAAAACTTTGATGAGAAATTATCTAAGTGTACTAAGTTAAGAAAACCAGATGTGATACTTCCTTTAATATTAACCAAGACTGCCAAACAAATAGAGAAAGTTTGGAAAGATCAGATTACAACAAAGGTGAATAGTCCTAACGGAAGAATTAACCAAGATTGTATTTTACTTAGAGTGTTATGACAGAAGAAAAATTATTTAAACACAAGATAATGACCAAGAAAAGATTTTCCATGGCTGTAGAGAACCTAGTGGCTAACAATAGAGAGGTTAGTTATATAGATGCCGCAGTTATGATAATAGAAGAACGAGGTATGCAATACCAAAATCTTAAAAAACTTTTAACGGACTCATTACGTGATAAAATCGAACATGAGGCAACTAATCTTAATCTTATTAAGAACGCCAAAAAATCAAATAAACTACCAATATAGGAAAGTAAATGGATCCATTTGATTCTTATAAAATATATAATGCATTGAAACTTCACTTTGAAACTGACAGTTATGATGCAATTAAATATAACTATAAATCAAATGTAACTGCCAATTCTTTTCTAAAGAGAAAGGATAAATACTTTTTTGCCAAGATTGGTAAGAACTACAGTAAAGATGTTATTGGGTATTATGTCTCCAACTTTAAAGAGGGCGTGTCATATGTAGGTGACATGATTAATCATGATGGAGAAGATAACTACAATAAACATAAAAAAATTAAAGAAAGTATCCATAGAGTGTTTTCAATTGATATAAATACTTTATGTGAACAAGAACCTAAGTTCGATAAGTGTCTTACATCTATCGACGGACAGGTTCCTTTAATTATAGAACTATTGATGCAAGAGGAAATATGTTTAGATACAGTTTCTATCTTGGATTCAATGTTGGGGTTTGTGGAAAGAGAATCCAAAAAGATCAATGACACTATTATGTGGCCTGATCTTAAAAGGAGAATCCAGAAATACACTCCATTCGTAAGCTACGATGCGAATAAATGTAAAAATTTAATCACAAAAGGGTTTACAACTGCATGAAAATGTAGTATAATAATAACTTATATTATGGGTATGTGGATAATTCAGAAAAATACAATGATGAAACAGGAGAAATACTATGTCATTTGCTAATTTAAAGAGCTCTCGAGGCTCGTCAATCGACAAACTCGTAAAGGCTGCAGAAGCAGTATCAACTACTAAGAAAGAATCAGCATCTTATGGAGATGATAGATTCTGGAAACCTACCAGAGATAAAGCAGGAAACGGTTTTGCCGTAGTCAGATTCCTACCCGCCGCGGATGGTGAAGACCTTCCATGGGTAAGATATTGGGATCATGGCTTTAAAGGTCCTAACGGTCTATGGTATATCGAAAACTCTTTAACTTCTATCGGACAACCAGATCCAGTATCAGAGATGAACTCGGTTCTTTGGAACTCAGGTAGGGAAGAAGATAAAACTATTGCAAGAGATAGAAAGCGCAGACTTCATTATGTAAGTAATGTCCTCGTGGTTTCCGATCCTGCAAACCCAGAGAATGAAGGAAAAGTTTTCCTTTATAAGTTTGGTAAGAAAATCTTTGATAAGATCATGGAAGCAATGCAACCTGCTTTCGAAGATGAAACACCATGTAATCCTTATGACTTCTGGGAAGGTGCGGACTTTAAAATTAAAATCCGTAAAGTAGAAGGTTGGGTAAACTATGATAAGTCAGAGTTTGCTACACCAAGTGCACTCTTTGAAGGTGATGAAGAAAGACTAGAGGCAGTATATAATAAACTATACTCACTCAAAGATTTCCTTGATCCTAAAAACTACAAGTCTTATGATGAATTGAAGACCAAGTTAAATAGAGTCCTAGGTGTTGATGCAGGGGCAGTAATGTCAGAACCATCAGTATCTGATGTCATGGAAGCACCATCTATTCAAACTGCAGAACCAGTTTCTGCTCCAGTAATGGAAGAGAATGATGGCGACGATGATGATACACTATCATACTTTGCAAAACTTGCAAATGATTCGTAAAGAGTTATAATAATAACGAGGCGAACTGCCGGAAATACGAAGTACTTTGGGAGAGGGAAACCTCTCCCTTTTTTTGATTTTAAGTAAGTGCTAGGGCGTTACTACTTCTACTTGAACCCATATCTACTACTTGAGTTACAGAAGAAGCATCTACATTAGATGTATTTCTTGTCGCCACTATAGGTGTCATAGTTTGTGCTTGACCAAGGGCGGCCGCTATGGCTTCAGAATCAAGTTCTGGTGGTAGTTGCATATTTGCTACTGCATTAGGATCAGTGAGTGCGACATTAGTATTATTGGTTCTAGCGGCATCTAGTTGTTCTTGAGCTAATCTTTCGGCCTCTGCTGCTTCATTCTTTGCTCTGATCTCTGCTGCGGCTTCTGCTCCTCTATCAGTTCTTAATCCATCTGATATTGCATCAAACATTGAGGTATCAACGTCATCTCCGAATAAGAACTTAGCAGCTGCAGGTCCAATAAGACCTATAATCTTTCTCGGAATAAATGTAATTGCATTTACAAGCATTGATAGGAAGTCTACGAGATATAGTGCTGCAACTTTAAGTGTGTCTATAATACCAGCACCTGGGCCTAAACTATTTCTTAGTGCATTAAATCCAACATAAAGAAGGCCAAGTGCTGCAATGATTGCTAATACAGGGGCAGCAATTACACCAACTGTTCCTGCAGTGAATCCCATCATAACTCCTAGTGAAGTTAAGCCTGAAACTAAAGCAGGGAATGCTGTGAGTTGTAAAAATAGTCCTACAGTCCTTATTGTATTAAATAGTGTAAGAGCAGCACCTATTAAACCAGGACCAAAGTAAAGTAAAAGGCCACCTATAATAGTTCCGAAGAGTAATAGATTTTCTTTAAATGTTTCGAAAGCTCCTGCGATATCTCCTTCAAATAAATTTTTAATAAAATCAACTACTACCATTACTTGATCAATAGCATAAATAACTATCTCTTTAAATCTTTCTGGATCAAACATCATAAGAGCAAGACCAATAAGTCCACCTATAACTGATCCACCTTTCATAAAGTCTCCAAGTTTACTATTAAAGTCCTTTACATTATCTTGTATGCCTTTTAGTAAACTATTTGCTTCATCGGCCTTTATCTTTTGTTCTCTTCTATCTTCTTCAGTCTTAACAGTTTCTTCAAGTTTATTTACCTGTTCTTGTGCAAGTGCAATTTCTTCTGGGTTACCAGATGCCATTGCTTTTTGTAGATTATCGTTTGCAATTTTATATTGTTCTTTTAATTCTGCGGCACGGGCCATATCTGATTTTGATACTGCACTACCAAATACACTACCTAAATCTTTTAATCTTTTCTGTATATCATTTCGGCCAAGTTTTGCTCTTGCCTCTTCTGCTTTATTTTCTAAGGCAATTTTATCATTTAATGATTTAAGACCACTGGTTAATTCTTTTTGATTTAATGCTGCTAATGTTTCTTTTTTAGTTTTTTCTGCTTCTTGAATTTGTTTATCTAGTGTATCTTTCATTGATGTCAATGTAACACTATTTAATGCATCAAAATTTTCACCTTCATCAGTTAGTTTTTGGAGATTGGTTTTGGTAACTGCACCTCCACCCTTTTCTATGGCCTTTGCAATCTTATCTGCTTGTTTTTCATAAGCATTTGCAAGAGAAACATTTCCCTTCTTAAACTCTTCATTCATTCTTTCTAAGAGTTTCTTTTGGGTTTCAGTTGCCTTTTCCATTGCATCTTTTTGATCTTTAGATGCTTGTAATTGTTCCTGTCGGGCTTTTACGGCTTCGGCTGCCTGTTTATTTTGTTTTCTTTTTCCTTCGTTTTGATTGTTGGCCATTTCTTAGATTCCTACTTTTTACTAGCACCAAGTGCTTGTGCCCCAAAGAATGCTGCTACGATACCAGCAACTGCAACGAAATATGTTGCCGCCATATCTCCTAGTATATTACTTGCTTGTTCAAGACCTGCCAATACTGCAATAACAACTGCAAAGGGGTATAGTAACATACCGCCTAATGCGAACCATGCCATTTTACGTTGTGCATCTCTCATTGCATCTAGGTCTTCAAGTTCTTTTCTTTTAAATTCCAGGTACATTTCCTGTTCTTTTCTTGACACTTTTCCGTCTCCGTTAGTATCCGCTGGGTGATGTCCACTCGCTTTAATTTCTTCTTCGCCCATTATTTTCTCCTCATTCTTTGTTCTTGAGCTTTTGCCCTCTCATTCTCTTCTTTAATATGTTGCTGTAAAAGAGCTATATATATTTCTCTCTCCCATGGTACCATATTTTCCAATTCTGTTAAACTGTACTTATGATGTTGCATCATAGCAAAGTTTGTTTTATAATGATTCACTAAGGAATCATGCGCGAGGGCTAGGTAAAAAAACTTTGGAGACCTCTCAGCTCCAATTTATTATCATGCCCACACTTGCCACATTTATATTCTATATCATGTTTAAGAGATGGTACTGTGGCAAACCATTCTGCAACTTTCTTAAACTGATCTGAATTTAATCCTTCAAAAAATTCTATTTTCTCTTCTTCTGAACTTTCATTGCCTGGATAAACATTATCTGCATCGAAAATATTATTAATACAACCAATTATCAACTTCATTGTTTCTTTTAGTTGAACTTCAGGCTTAGATTTTTCATCATACTGTACTTCTGCAAGAGTATCAAGAGAAGGATAATTAAATTGGATCCCGATCTCATCAGTAACCATAACTATTCTTTCTTTATCTACCCCTTCTAATTCAATTTCTTCTAAGTTAACAGTGTGATCAATTTTATGATCGCACTTTTCACCTTGACAGTTAAGTTTTAAATCTACAGTTTCTCCAACTGACTTAGTCCTTAACTTTAGAAACATCTGTTCTAAATCAAATGATGTAAAATCATCAACATTAACATCATCAAAAATACAAGACCTTAATACGTTTTTAATTGCTCTAAGAATATTCTTTTGATTCTTAGATTCCATTGCAACCATTAAAATCTTTTCTTCTTTCACCAAGAATGGTCTATACTCAACTGTAATACCCATACTTGGAATTTCTACCTCATAACGAGAGGAATTCACTACTGGTAATGCCATAATATTTTTATTCTCCTATAATTATATTAACCTAAGACGCCCAAAGCTTCTGAAACGCCTGATAGGAAGGAACCTATTCCTCCCTCCAATTCATATCTATCGTATGTAAAACTTACTGTAAATGAAGCAACTTCTTCAGAATCATACGAATAATCTATTGCACCCACATTCACTGGAAATGCATTAATTAACTTTGCACCATAAGTTACCTTATCGTCCATATTTAATTGCTGTATAATAATATCACTTGTAAAATCACTTTTATAATTTAAAATATAATTTTTAGTATCAATTACTGAATTACTCCAGTCATCAAACATTTTCTTAATATACATATCGTTTGTGCACATAAATGTTAGTTCAACATCTGGATCAATAAACCCATAAGGCATTTTTACTGTTTGTTTTTGCAGTGTTACTTCATTTGTAGCAATCTCTCTGCCTGGTATTTGAGCAGCAGTACATAACATAGCAACATCCCTTGGGTTATTAATTAAACTTCCAGCATTAATACCTTCTCCAGAGATCAGGCTAGTAAAAATTGCTTGTGGGTCTATATTAAATAGACTTTGCTGAGGTGGTGTTAGAATTACTTTATATCTATTTGCTTTTGCAATACCACCACGTTTTGCAATTGTTGATTTAAGTTTATCTACATTCATGTCTGTCTCGCAATTTTAATTGACTCGGCCCATACTTTTGTCTTGCCTGATTTTCTAAACTGTTCTGTTGGTAAGAATACTGCAATTTCCCATTCGGACATTGGTACTCTTACTAACCTAGATTTTACGTGATCACTTAAATACATTTTAAGACATGGTCTGAATTCTTTATACTTTCTTGTAGAACTTAGCAGATCATATCTTGCTTTCATTAATCTTGAAGTATCTCTTACATTTCCTGGGGCTAATTTCATTAATTCATCAAGAAATTTTGCACGTATATCTGGTCTCAAATAATGTAAGTTAAGACCTAAAAATCCATTCTTTCTAGGCTCTATCATAATTGTTAGTGGAAATCTATCATAGTATGGTAGAGTCTGTTTGTGTTTTGGATCGTAAAAATACATATACATTGACCCTCTTAACTCTCTTGTAGTTGGATCTAATGCACTATCCTTAAGTAGAGCTTGTCTACTTGGCATTCTAATATCTTCAATCTTATCACGAAACCACTTCTGAGACTTTTTAGTACGAGCAGTAATACCTGCTCTGAAAGCCTGGGCCTGTAGTGTATCGAACAATGATGCCATAAAGTTTATCTCCTGTATAACTATTTATATCAACTTTTCAGTAGTTTGATACCAAGATTACCTAAAGTATCTTCTGTCCATACTTGAAACTTCCAACCCTTATGGTTTGCGTATTGTGTTGCCGCTTCCCATTTAGATTGATTCTTCACGTAGGTCATAACCTCATTAATATATCTTTTAGTTTTACGAGATGGTTTCTTTGGCGGTGATGTTTCTTTCTTTGGCTTGATCTCAACCAAAAGAATGTCTCTGTTATCTAATTCAATAAGTAAGTCCACATAATATCTGTGCAGTCTATTATCTGTCTTACATTTATAAGGAATAACTATTTCTTCACTATTCCACTTCTTTACTTTAGGGTTTGTCTCACACCACTTGAATGCTTGTCTTTCCCATAATGAACGATAAACAACTTTAGACGGATCGCCCAAATACTTATCTTTACGTTTAATTGTATATTTCCCTTTATAAGCCATTATAAATACTCTTATAGTTAAAATTATTAATACTATTTATACGAGGAAAAAGAATGACCGAAATAGTAAATCCAGATGGTTCCACACCAACAGCCGAAAATTCAGGAGTGGATGGCAATAACATAGTTGTTACCCCAAACGGGAATTATTTGCAGTTTCCATCGGACTTAGATATGGGGACCAAGAAAGACAAAGAAGAGAGTGGCGGCTCTGAAGCAATTGATCCGGCTTATTTAAAGATACAGATTTTAGACCCATTATTGGCAGATAGTGATCCAGATGGTGCTATAATTGAAAATATATTTATGTTTGCCCCTGCTGGATTTACACTTGAAGATGGTGCAAATTATGGTACTATAAACTTTGGAGTTACGGATGCACTTGAAAGTACTACAAAAGATATTATTACAAAAGCAGGAACTAATGACCCGGCTAAAATACAAGGTGCTAGTCAGGGAGAAATTGCAGTTATCATGCAGGCATTAACCCAACAATTAGGAATTGAAAATGCGGGTCTTGCTGAAAGAGAAGCCTTTAAACGAAGGGCAGTTCTTAATAATAAGGCTACAGCAACTTTTGAAGGAATGAATATTAGAAGTTATCAACTTGCCTTTAATTTAGTTTCCTCTAATGAAAAAGATGCAAAATGTGCATATGTGATAGAACACACTCTTAGAAAGAATATGTATCCTGTATCAGATGGTGATTTTGCACTTAAATATCCACCAGAGTTTTTAGTTACATTTATGAGAGGTAAAGAACCAGATCCATTTATGCCTAAGTTAAAACCTTGTTATCTTACAGGATTAAGTGCACAGTATAATGCAAATAGTAATATGTTCCACCCAGATGGTTCACCTACAGATGTTACACTTACTCTTTCATTACAAGAAACAAAACAATTACTTAGGTCTGATTTATATCCCGATGGCCCAATACGTATTCCTCAAGCCAGACAGGAGGGAGATGAATAATGAATTATTTTAAAAACTTTCCAAAAGTACCATACGATATTAACAGAACTGGTTCCACACAAGATGTGGTCGATATTTATAGGCAGGTAAGACCACTGAATGATAGACTGGATCAAGTTTATTCTTATACTCAATATAGAGTACGAGATGGAGAAAGACCAGATATCGTTTCCACTCAACTCTACGGAACCCCAAAATATTATTGGACATTTTTTGTAGTCAATAATTTTCTACATGATGGATATAAAGTTTGGCCGATGAGTTCTCAAATGTTAGAGGCGTATATTGATAAAGAGTTTGAAGGATTTGCAATTACTTCTAATCCAAGACCAGATCCAGATTCAGATGGTATTACAAATGCTCACATTGATTCTATTGCTGGTAGATTCACTTTAGGGGAAACACTAACAGGTGGTACTTCTAATGCAACAGGGACTCTTATTAAGAAAGATATAGACAAGAATCAATTAATTGTAAAAGATGTTACAGGTACATTTATTGGAGATGGTACTACATCAGAAGTTGTTGTAGGTGGAACAAGTAATGATAGTATCAACACTTTTAAAGTATGGAAGTATGCAGATGCGCCACATAGATATTATAAAAATGTGACAGATGAAAATGGAGTAACAACTCAAAGAGAATTTTCAAATATTATTTTTACAGAAGCACCCGATGCAGTAAATACAGGAAATATTAATAATACTATCAGTAATAACTATGAAGTTGCATATGCAACGAAAGAAGGTTTATTTGATGAAACAGGTATTCCACAACGAGCTCAACTTGCAGAAGCAGATGCCACAGGAGCATCAGAAAACGGATTACAGTATATAAGTAATAAACAACATATTATAAACTTGAACGATCAGAGATCATTGCTAAGAGTTGTCAGACGACAAAATATAGAACAGTTTAGTAGAGATTATATGAGATTAATTAATGAGTGAAGACACAATACCAAATTTACGTGAAGGGCATATCAGTGATTTTGCAAATGATGCGCTAGCACCTACAGCATATAAATTAACAGAAGTTGTTATTGAACCTCATAGTATTCGCGAAACAGGAAAGCCAGAAATAGATATCACTAATTTAGTGGCGTTTTTTGTTATTACTGAAAATTTAGGTAGTCAGCAAATTGAAGTAAGACTATCAATTGGTGATAGTATTAATTTTATTAACAGAGCAAAATTGTCTGGCGATGAAAAAATATCAATGGCTATTGAAAAGTCATACCCAAGTAAGTCTTACTTTAGTCCTAGTGGGTTGGAAGTAGATATCATAAGATTAGATTTAAGAGTAATTGAAATACAAAACTTACACAGAGCAAAAGATGGTGTTTATACTTACTCACTAAATTGTGTTACAGATCACGTATTTGAAGCAAATAAAATATGTTTAAAAAGACCATTTAATGGTACAGTAGGTACATTAATTTATAATATTTATTCTGGTGATCTTGAAATGCCAGATGAAAAACTAGATATTCAAAAAGAAGAAACTAATATTATAAAAGGTATTTATCCTAGACTAAAAGCAAGAAATGCTTTAAACTGGTTAAGAAAACATGCCCATGATTCTCAAACTCCAACATTCTTATATCAAACGATGGATGGAGTTGTTAAATACAAGTCATATAAAAAGTTACTTTCAGAACACGAACAACTATCAGAACAAGAAAAGGAATACTTTACATACGTTTATAAGCCTATTAATACAGAAGAAGCAGATAAAAATGATGAAGCTAATATTCCGGCTAACAGTAAAAGATTTACTAATGAAAGAAAAATCATTAGGACATTAACGTCAAAAGACGGTAGTTCAAAATTTATTGCAGTAGATGAAGGCACATACGCTTCTAATACTAGTACAATTGATATTAGTACAAAAGAATATAAAACAAGCACATTTGAGTATAAAGGAAATGATACACTTAATTCGGGAAAGTCATTTTCCAAAGCTGAAGAATATGAAAAAAACTCTGATTCAAAGAGTTATTATATTTCTAAAAATTCAGGATCCTTTAATGATGCATCAAATACATATCAAGAATTGGATAAAGCAGAAATAAATTCTATATTAGGTGCATTAAAAAGTTATCAGATTACGATAAATCTTGCAGGAGATTTTAATTTAAGAGTAGGTCAAATTATTACATTAAACATTGTTGAAGGTGAAAGAGAAGCATTAGGAGAAGGGAAAGTTGATGAATATCAAAGTGGTAAGTATTTAATTACTGGAATAGTGCATGAGTTTAAAGAAAAGTATATACAAACTTTAACATTAGTTAGAGATACTTCTCCTTTAGATGTTGATGAGAATACGGAGGATAATTGATGAATGATGAATTTATAGGACAACAGTTTACTTGGTTTACAGGACAAGTTGAAGATGTACAAGACCCACTATTTCTTAATCGTGTAAAAGTAAGGTGTTTTGGATATTATGATGATAATGAAGTAACTACTGAAGACTTACCGTGGGCAACAGTTATGATGCCTACCACGAGTGCCTCCACATTAAATAATGGAAGTAATCACCAATTAGAAGTCGGCTCATGGGTAGTAGGATTTTTTAGAGATGGGCCATCAGCACAAGATCCATTAATTATGGGATCCATCGCCTCTCAAACAGGTGGAGAAAGAGATGTTCCAGAAGCAGAAAGTTATGATAGAAAAGTACACGTATCACAAGCAGGACATGCATTAGTTTTTGATAATACTTTAGACCAAGAGGCTATAGAAATAAGACATGGAAAATATTATTCGCGAATTATATTTTCCGATGATGGTTCTCTTGAAATAGAAAGTCACAATAATAAAATTTTATTAAGAGATTATGAGCCTGGTGGTGAAAATACCCCATATATTTCTATTACTCCAGCTGCAGGTGGAGATATATTTCTTAATACTACAGGCGGCGATATTAACTTAAATGCTAAAAATGGAGGAAAGGTTAATTTTACAGGTACAGCAGTTGCCTTAAATAATCCTAGACGAAGATCACGAAGTAGAGCAGTTATTGCTAGACAAAATTCAGAAAGTTCTGCTGCTAGTGATACTACTGATGCAAGATTAGTAGGAGATTCAAGAGATTTATTTGAACCAACAGATAACGCAAGAGATGCTGTATTACAGTATTTAGGTGTAGAAAGTATTGACGATAGAGAATTTGATGAACTCCTTAGAGCTACTGCCGCAGAAGCTGGAGTTAGATCAGGTGAAGAAAGAGCAGCAGTCGCAGCTGTTATTTTAAATAGAGTTTTATCAAATAGTTATTCTGATACCATTCATGGAGTACTTCATCAGTCTGGCCAATTTCAGGCAGTTACGGGTTCATCTGATAATGGCTTTAGACCTGCAAGAAACTTTACACATGCGAGTCAATCAACTATTGATGATGTAGATTCAGAAATAGCTCAATATCTTGGAGGTATGGATAAATCTTGGCTTAACTTTGTATCTGCTCTTGATGGTGCATATACATACGGACCAAATTGTGGAACTACTAATGGGCCTATGAATTATATGTTGGCAACAGGCGCAGGAAGACAAATAGGAGATTCAGTATTTGGAAATTATACCACGGCTGAATCTAATAGTTATATGACTAATAAATTATATAGAAATAGAGCAGACTTTGATGCTAAACGTAACCCAGTTTTTGCGAACTATGAAGAGTGGAGATATTGGAAAAATTTACCAGCTGGGCCTGAAAAACGTAGATTATTCTCATAATGGCTACAGAAATAGAAATCCCATGCAGTAAGGTATTATTACCTACTCCTGCCGAACTTGCCAATACTTTTACGGAAGTAATTAACATAGCCAACTTGCTAGCAATATCTGGCTATCAGGCTGAGGCAGACAAGATCATGGATATCTTAGATACCATAGAAGATGCTCTAGGTAATTTTCCAATTTCGGTAACAAATCCTCTCTTCCCTACAATAGATGTACCAGAAGTAGAATGGGAAAGAAGAATTAATGCGATAGTTGAAGAGTTTCACTTATTTATTCCAGTAAAGATATTAGAAATTATTGCAACAATTATTCCTATAGAATTTGAAATAGAGGTTCTAGGATTAAAAATTGACATCTTAAAACTCTTTGAAGATTCTGCCTATAGAGCAGAATTAAAAGTTCAGGTTGCAGAAAAGTTAGAAGACTTGGATGCATTAATTCCTGAAAATTTAAGAAGTTATAGCGAAGATTGTACACTAGATTGTCCAGAATTTAAGGCAGAGGCAATATGGGATTATATAATGTCTCAACTTACTGGAGGTGCACTTAAACTTATTTGGGATGCAGCAGGTGCCTTAATTGATAAGTTTAAAGAAATATGGGATGCTCTTGGACTTCCTGATTTACCAGCACTTCTTACACTAGACATTGATCAAGTAATAACTGAACTTATTGCAGACTTAGAACAACAACTTAAAGATGCTCCTGCAGATGCAAAGTTAGAAATAGAAGATCAGATAGTTGATAAATTAAAAGAACTTGAAATATTTGGTTATAGTATTATTGATATCTTAGGTGGTGAGGCAAATCAATACTTTGAAAGTCCAGAAAGAGAGATGGAAAGATTGGTTAAAAGAGCAGCAAACTTTGCTGAAGAGTTTCCGAAGTTTCTTATTATGGAATGGTTAGAAAAGGTAAAAGCATTCTTAGACGC